GATTGGTGGCAATCACTACAAGACACAGATCCAGCCTTGGGATGTCTTCCTTGATTGGGAGATGGACCCTTGGCTGTGTAATGTGATTAAGTATGTGCAGCGTCACGCTAAGAAGAACGGCAAAGAGGACTTGGAGAAGGCAAAGCATTATCTTGAGTTTGCTATCGAGAACTACGACAAGATAAAGACTGTGTACTACAAATGAGTCAGCGTGATCTTGATAGGGCCTACGGCTTACTGAAGGAGGCTGAGTGGAGCAAGGGATTTAACCTGTATGAGTGCCGTGAAGTCCGTAGGGTTAAGTTCTCCCTTGGTATGAAGACACCGCTGTCTAGGTCCATCATTTGGGAACCAGGGTATGATGTCAGAGACCGACACTTGATAGTCACTAACGAGCAAGGCGTTGGTGACACAATCATGTTCTCTCGCTTCATACCTCTGCTCAAAGAGTTGCCAGTCAAGTCTGTTAGTGTCTATATGCAAAAGCCACTGATGAACCTGATAGCCTCTCTGGAGGGCGTGGATGGTGTCCTGACTGATGAGAACTGTCCTGTGCCTGCAATGCGTGTCAAGGTGATGTCTATACCGGCACTGTTGATGCAGTACAACAAGTTCCCTATGAATGACGGCGATCCTGTGTACAAGAGCGATGGCTACTTCAAGTTCAAAGGCATCAGGAAGACTAGCCAGATAGGGTTTTGCTGGTACAGCGATAACGACTCCTGGAATGCTAGTGCCAAAGTAATACCTAGAAACTTAGCAGAAAAGTTCTATAATCAGTTGACAAAGAAGCACAAAGTGGTATCATTACAGATTCAGCCCGATTTTATGCCAGAGCACTTAGATGGTAGAAGTTGGCTTGAAACGGCTAAGAAGATACAGTCATTGAAGGCAGTCGTTACTGTTGACACTGGTGTAGCACACTTAGCAGGAGCACTTGGGGTAAGGACATTGAACTTAGTTGGCTCTACATCAAAAACGGGGTGGTTTTATCTCCCTGCTGTTAAAGACAAGACTAATTGGTACGACTCAATGGAACTTATACGTTATGAACCTTATACTAACTGGGAGGCAGGGCTTAATGAAGCACTGAAGAGATTATGTCGTTGACGATTAGAGATATAATGGAACGAATGAAGAAGTTAGACGAAATTACAATCTTGGAAGTGCTAGATATTTCTTCAGAAGAGTTAATAGAAAAGTTTGCAGATAAGATAGAAGATAAATTTGATGAATTGGAGATAGACTTAGATGACACCCTATAGCACCTTTATTGCCAAAAGCCGGTACAGCCGTTACTTGAATGACAAGAATCGGCGTGAGCACTGGAATGAGACTGTGTCTCGCTACTGTACTTTTATGTGGGCACACCTAAAAGACAAACACAATTACACCATCGATGACAAGCTGGCAGCAGAGATTCAGTCTGCCATTGTTAACCTTGAAGTAATGCCTTCTATGAGGGCTATAATGACCGCAGGCAAGGCCCTTGATAGGGACAACACCGCAGGCTACAATTGCAGCTACTTGCCTATCGATGACCCCAAAGCCTTTGACGAGGCTATGTATATCCTACTCTGTGGCACAGGCGTAGGCTTTTCTGTGGAGCATAAATATGTCGATCAATTGCCTGAAGTCCCGGATCAGTTGTTTGATTCTCAGACTACTATTTCGGTTGCGGATTCAAAAGAAGGGTGGGCCAAAGCACTACGCCAACTCGTGGCTCTACTATATTCTGGGGAAGTTGCAAAATACGATCTTAATAGAATTCGACCTGCAGGAGCCAGGCTCAAAACTTTTGGAGGACGTGCCTCTGGTCCCGGACCTTTGGATGAACTTTTTAAGTTCACTATCGCCAAGTTCAGAGGAGCAGTGGGTAGAAAACTTACATCAATCGAATGTCATGATATTCTCTGTAAAATCGGGGAAGTTGTTGTTGTCGGTGGAGTACGAAGATCTGCAATGATTTCTTTGTCGGACCTCGAGGATGACCGTATGCGGTCTTGTAAATCTGGAAACTGGTGGGAACAAAATGCACATAGGGCACTCGCTAACAACTCGGCAACTTATAACTCTAAACCAGACATTGGACAGTTTCTCCAAGAATGGACTAGCCTCTACAACAGCCACTCTGGAGAGCGGGGAATCTTCTCAAGGGAAGCAAGTAAAAGCCAAGCTGCAAAGAACGGCAGACGTGATTCTAGTTTTGACTTCGGAACAAACCCCTGCTCAGAAATCATCCTCAGACCCTACCAGTTCTGTAACCTCACGGAAGTCGTTGTACGGGCCGAGGACACCGTTGAATCATTATCTAAAAAGATACGAATAGCAACGATTATGGGCACGTTCCAGTCTACGATGACTAACTTCCCTTACCTGCGTAAGGTGTGGCAGAAGAACACAGAAGAGGAGCGCCTCTTAGGTGTATCGTTGACAGGTATCTTAGATAACAAATGGATGGGAGAGGTAAGTGACAGCACTGCGAAGGCTCTTGAACAATTACGGAAAGTCGCCGTTGATACCAACGCTGACCTTGCAGCACAGTTGGGAATTCCTCAGTCTGCTGCGATTACTTGTGTCAAACCTTCTGGCACTGTCTCTCAACTTGTTGATAGCGCCTCTGGTATTCATGCTAGACATAGTCAGTATTATATTCGCCGTGTTCGTGGAGATAAGAAAGACCCTCTCTCGGCGTTCCTGACCTCTGCTGGTGTGCCTGCCGAAGATTGCGTAATGCGACCAGACAGCACAGTAGTCTTCTCATTTCCGATGAAGGCCCCTGAAGGAGCAAGACTGCGTGATGATCTAACAGCAATTGAGCACCTCGATGTCTGGATGATGTATCAGCGTCACTGGTGTGAGCATAAACCGTCTGTGACCATCTCAGTCAAAGAAGATGAATGGATGGATGTCGGGGCTTGGGTGTTTAGGAACTTCGATGAAATCTCTGGTGTGTCTTTCCTGCCTTGGGCTGGTGGCACATACCGACAGGCTCCTTATGAGGAATGCACTAAAGAGCAGTATGAAGAAATGCTCTCTAAGATGCCTAAAGAGATCAAATGGGACGACTTAGTCGAGGTAGAAGACAATGTCGAAGGTGCACAAACATTAGCCTGCGTTGCTGGGCACTGCGAGATATGATATGACAATACTACTGCACATCATCGGTGGCTGTATGGTTGGGTTTGAATATGTGGATGACTTTGAAGAGGAACACTGTATCGTTATCGACCTGTTCATCTTGAGGATAATGCTTTTTTGGTAGTCTAGGGTGTAGAACTTAACAGGGCCTCTTTGGAGGCTCTTTTTTTATCCTAGGTACATTGCTTTCTCATGCTTACGGCGTTTGACAAGGCCAGGGAGTTCTTTACCCCCTGCCTTAGTCCAAGCCAGAAAAGCCTCCGCAGCGCCATCAAAGTCGCCACGGTTATGCTTCATTCTTATTGTGCTTCTTTGGAGGTTGCCGAGGCCAACGTTGAAGCTAAAGCTGACCAATGCGTCAAAGCGGCCTTGGGTAAGTCCTTGAGGGCATAGTCTAAGCACGCCTCGTTCAAAGATAACCAAGTCTGCTGCCAAGATTCCATCGACTTCTGCCATTGAGAGAGTTCGATCCCACCCATCAGGGATTGCAAGTCCTTTACGTTCATCTAGTTTCACCTTTATATGATTAGGGTCAATAACATGACCAACACCAACAGTCCACAGTAAAGCAGGACAGCGATAGGGACGAAGTCGTATTCCTTCATCCTTCTTGATGCCCTCTATACACTCTTTTGATACATTCACTTCTTACCCCACTGACGAGAACCAAACCAGAAAGCAATGATTCCTGACAGCAAAGCCATTTCATCTTCAGAGAAGATAACATCCGTAGCTGCGATAAACTGCTCTACGTTCATACTGCCTAACCCGCCCTGTAGTAGGAAGTAGGTTAGACCAATATTGATTAAGACCAGTTCAAGCACAAATATAAAGGTCACTGCTGGCCTTACGATGCCATTAAGATTAACCACCCACTTAGAGGCGTTGTTCATGATGGCCTTGTCGTGCTCTAAAGCAGCCCCCTGGCGCTCTGCATCGGTCTGGAGGGCAATCTGGTCTGTCCTGATCTCTTCGACCTTCTGCTGGGCTATAAAGCCCCTCTCAGCCAGTGCTAGTTCACGCTCAGTCTGCATTTGGACTAGTTTAAGTTCTTGTGCTTTATCTGCCCTGTCTTGGAAGAAGTTCAGGACCTGTGGCAGTCCAGAGGCAAAAAAGCCAATAGCGGAGGAGATTAGGGATAGCATAGGGTTCCTTAGGGTTTATAACCGACTACATAGGCAAAACTAACTAGCACCAAAGCAGCTAAGAAACAATACAACTTTAGTTCAGCCAACTTCTTTAGGTCTCTGCCATACTCGTCAGTCAGGGTTTTATTATCTTTTAGTATGCGCTCTTTAATGACTTCTATCTCAGCCCAAGCCGCAGGGCCGTGCTTCTCGATGATGTCATGCTTGAGTTCTTCTTCTATCTTTTTAATTTCATAGACTCCACGCCATTCTTCAACGGCAGAAAAGACGGAGGTATCCTTTGGCCTGTTTAACTGCTTCTTGCGGAAGGCGGCTCTGGCCTGCACCTCAGACTTGCCAAGTTCTTGGATGTCCTTAGTGACTGACTCCAGTTCCTTGCCAACAGCCAAAGCCTCTTTGATGCCAGCGACAGCAGCCTTGGCAACTTGAGTGACTGGTTCGCTCATACTATTCCAACGGAGGGTTTAAGGCAGACGAGAGTACTCCACGATAAGCAAGACTTTGTGGGTCTGGTGCTGTTTGTCCTGATGCAATCCGATTTATAGCCTGTTGTGCTGCCCTGCGACGTAAGACAGATTGTGTATAGTCTGCTAATAAACCAGTCCCAGCCGCTGTGGTTGCAATGACAGGACTTTGTGAGAAAGTATAAGCACCACCAGCCGCTGCTAATTTAGACCTTAATGGGCTAAACTGTGCTGCAAATGTAAGAAGCGGATCTAATGCGCCTCCTTTAGCCACAGATTTGATAATGTTTTGCTCTTCTTTATTGAACAATTTCATTTTCTCTTTGCTGGCGGCAATGTTAATAAATCCACGTCGAATCAATTCACTATCTGATGCCTTTGGATCTAACGATTTTGCTTCAGCAACATTAAGAGCATCATCTAGTACTTGAGCACGACTAGCATTACGCCAGTCTTTTCTAGCGCCTACAATTGTTTTTACAGCCTCGTCAATACCGCCTTTTCCTGCAACAATGTCTTTTGTGGTGAGTCCTGTTATAAAGTCATCTACTCTGGTTGCAGCTACACCGCCTAACCTTCTAATGTCAGGATCTCTGCTTGTCTTTAAATCGCCTATAATTCCTCTTACTTTGTCTAATGTAGAAAAAGACATTTGAGGATTCTGTTCAATAATAGAATCAATCTGCGCTAAACGAGAATTGATTTGATTTGCTTGATCTGTGCCAGGAACCATTCTAGCGTCATCTAAGTCGGACCTAATATCTCCAACCATCTTTTTAACACTAGCATCTTTTAAAGTTATTCCTGCTTGGTCAACTTCATTATATGCATTAGATGCACGTTGTTTTACTTGTTGAGCCGTGTATAAAGGTATCTTTCTTTGCTCAATAGCAGATATTGTTTTTCCAACACCAGAAGCAGAAAGAGCACCAACACCGACTCCAGCGATGGTAGCCGCTAAGTCACTACCAGTTACTTCTTTAACAGCCTCAGCAGCAGGCTGTGCTGTTAATCCAGCAACACCAGCAGCAGGAACTTGTCTCTGTAGATCCGCAGCCATAGCTGGGATATTTGGAAGCATTTTTGCAGTAGCCGCTGTTCCAGCCATTGCTTGAGTACCTGCCTGTACCGCCCTTTCAACGCCGGTCTCTGGCTCTGGTAATCCTAACGCCGTCAACCCTTTTGCTTGCTCTTGATAAAAGGAAGGTAAACGGCTTTGAGAACCGACAGCCTCAGACGCTAAATTATAGGCACCTCTACCAGCCTCTAAAACAGCCGTAGCAGGGGCTGTAAAGGCTTCATAGCCTGCCCTAGCAGTAAGGCCTAGTTGCCTAAATATTTCCTGACCTATTGACCGCTTTGGCTCTTCTTTAGCCGGCTGTGCAGGTGCAGGTTGCCCAGGAGCAGAAACTCCTAAACTACTCTGAATTTTTGCTATGGCCTGCTCATTAGATAAACCATCAGGCAAACTATAGTACTTACCTTCGTATTGATATACAGGCATTTTTATTCCTATTTTAAGATAATTGGATTTTCCATAGAACCAAGAGGGCTACCAGAAGTTCCAAAGTAACTTTCAACACCTTGTGATTTACGCCGAGAATCTATTCTTGTTTGAACACGACCTTTTGCTTTTTCAACGGCTTCGTTATACCGTTTAAGAGCCTCTAAAGTTGCTTGTGTATCGTTTCGTCCAAATGCGGCAATTAGGGCATTAGCAAAACGAAGAACGTCTTTATCTGTTTGGACACCCTTTTCAGCACTAACCTGTAAGTTTACTGCGGTATCAACGGCAGATTTAAGCGCCTCGTATGCACGACTTTCCTCAGTTGAATTACCAGATAAGTTCTGAGCGGCATATTTTAAGTTCTTTGCTGGCCCTAACTCTAGTTTTCGAGCACCTTTAGAATCTGCTGTAAGATTTAGTATTGACGGTTTTAATGCCTCTGATTGAGCAGTAAAACTATCAATTGTTTCTAGGTCTTTTAATTCATCTTTCTGCAAACCAGCAGGCAACATCGATGCTTTTTGTGCCCTTAGTGCGGCTGTTTGTGCCTTCTGAAGACGAACATTTTCAGCGTTTTGTAGAACTTGTAAAATCTTATCTGGAGACCCATACTTTGTTACAACATTGATAATATCTTTTTCTGTTGCATTAGGACCCAAAGCAGCTAACTCTGTTCTTAACTTCTCTTCTTGTGCTGCACTAAACTCTGCTTTTTTAATTCTTGCCTCAATCTCACCAGCCTGTGCCTTTCGACCTGCTGTTAAGGACTCTTCAGATTCCAACTTAGCAGCTTGTTGAGCCGCCTGTTGAGCTAAGGTAGTTACACCTAACTTAGCCGCCGAAGAAGACAACCTCTTAAAGAATGCCGGTGAAGAAGCATCACCGCCTGAAAGTTCTAAGGCTTCTTGGTAGGCTTGTTGACCCAACTGAGCCTGCTGTAGTCTTGGGTCCTGTACTGGGGCATTACCAAATAAACTACCAACAACACCGCCTAGGGCACCGCCTAACTGCTGACCAGCCCTAGCAGCGCCAAGCATTGTAACCTGCTGTGGAGTTAACTTAGCCTGCTCTAGTAATCCACGCTCACGTTCAGCCTCGATAGCCTGCTGTATCAACTGAGGGCTATATGAACCAAATAATGTTTGCTCTGCCATTTATATTTCCTTTACCTAGGGTCGTAACCGCCACTCATATCTTCAAAGCCTGAAGAACTTCCGTAATAACCGCCTGATGTATCAATGTCAGGATTATAAGCAAAACCGCTACCGCTACCTGTTCCCATTGGATAGTATGCAGATGCCGTAGATTGTGGTGCTGGTGCTTGTTTCTGACCAAACCCAAGATTCTTAAAGAAACTGTTCATTAGGTTCTGGCCTGCTAACTGATTAGCGGCAATCTGCTGTTGTCTGCCACCAAGTTGAGTAGATGCCGCAGCCATTCCTCCCTGTAACAGAGCTTGACCAGCCTGTGCGCCAGCAGTGGCTGATCTACCGCCCAACTGAGCACCGATGTCCAGAGGCTGTAGTGCTGCCTGCTCAAGCAATTGAGACACACCAAACTGAGTCTGGAACGGTGCCAACGCTGATGTCTGTAATCTACCGGCTTCACCAAACAATCCAGTGCCGTAAGCAATACGGTCCCTAGCAGCCTGCTCTGCCTGTGCAGCTAGTTGAAGGTCTTGTGTACGTCTTGCTGTAGCCAACGCAGCCAACTCAGGCTGACCAATGTCACCAATGTTGAGGCCTGCACGACCACGACCAAACACAGAAGCCCCTAATCTTGCCTCTTCACGTTGACGAACAGGTTCAATCATTGCATACTGTTCTTGCAGATACTTGTTCCGGGCCTGTTCTGGTGTCTGTGCAAGGTACTGTTGACCTAGACCAAACAATGTCTCAGAAGGCGCTACAGCACGTTCAGCAAGCCCTAGACTGTCTCCATAGAGTGCAGATAGCCTTTGTTGAAGTGCCTGTACCTCTGGCGATGCAGCATAACTAGCGCCGCTAAGACGGCCTTCAGGACCATACTGGAACTGTGATTGACCAAACCTAGTAGAGATCCCTACAGGCCGAAAGCGAGCCTCTTCAGCCGCTATTCGTGCAGCTTCCAACTGAGCCTGAGCCGCTTCTCTACTCGCAGCAGCTTGCTGTTTAGCCGCTGATCTAGAGGCACTTGCCCCTATTAAACTACTACCTATCGCTGCTGCAGCCATGAAAGGCATAATATTACTCCTTAATTAAAACTTCATCAATGTTGTTAATGTCTGTTTCGTTGGTAGCATGGATACAGTACCAAACACAGTCCTCTAATGCTAAGACACCATGATGTTTATCGGCTTTGATATTAAAACAATGTGGTGCTTCAATATCAAAAACTTCATCATCTACTACAACTTTTACCTTGCCCTTAGCAAGAATAGACAGATGGTCATATTTATGCTTGTGCTGAATAATCTGTGTACCCTTTGGAAACTGTGTTTCCTTAGCATACAAGTTATCTGAAAAATGATGTGTAATCATTTAAGCCTTCATAATATATGCAAGTGCATAATATGGAGGAAGGTTAGCGTTGGTTCCAGAAACACCAGAAGAAGCAATGCTTATGCCAGTTGTTTGACTTCCAGTGGTGGCGCTTGCATTAGCAGTAAAACACTGAGTAGCACTTCCCGACTGTGGTGCTGTATTTGTTGCTTTGTCATAAGTATGGGCGTGGCCTGGGTCAGTTATACTGTGTGTATGGCTTACAACAACAGCATTAGCAGACCCGCCAGTAGCCGCTACAGAATAAGTAGAGCCAGCGCCGACAACAAACCTATCTCTTAGGTCAGGGGTTCCGTTAGAACCATTACATAAATACCACCCAGAAGGAACAGATGCTACGGAGCCTGACCAAATAATGATACCGCCACTAGGAAAAGATGCTGCTATAGCGGTAGTAACAAAGGCTGTACTAGCAATTTGAGTTGTGTTAGTACCAGCAGAGGCTGTAGGCGTTAACGGAGTACCTGTTAAGGTAGGGCTATTGCTGTCTGCCTTGGATGATATAGCAGAGGAAATAGCGGTGTATTCAGCATCAATCTCAGTGCCTTTGATGACCTTTGCTGGATTACCAGTGCTAAGACTGTCTTTAGATGCAAAGTTAGTTGCTTTCGTGTAATTGCTCATACTGTTTTCCCTTGTGCGACATAGACATCGATTTTCTGAATAGAAAGAGGATCACCATTTAATTCTGCTTCTAAACCCAACTGTAGAACAGCCCCGTTACCGCCTGCATTGATCTGGAACTGGTCTAGGACAACACCGTTGGAGAACTCAGCAATGTTGTATTCCCCGACATTATACTCGTAAACTGTGCCGGTGTCAAGTAATTTCGTCTCACTATTGTAATTTTCTTTGTAATCAAAGCCCCATTTAATGGCTACGGCATCGCCAGAGCCTCCAATAACCACAAATCCTATCTTTTTAAGGACTTTTAAGGCTGTTGGGCTACCAAAGTCAAAGTAGTTGGTGTAATACTGTAGACGGTAGGTAGCGGCATTATCTAGGTGTCCAAAGTATTTACCAATATACCCAGGCTTGCCTAGCAGCAGTTCCTTAGATTGATTGACAAACAAGGCCTTTGGATCAAGGCTATCCCATATAGTGACACGGGCAGAGCCGTCCTGTAGGGCACCCCTCATATCAAAGCAGTAAGTAGCCTTGGTTGCTGGCAGGGTAAGCAGGTAAAAGGCATCCCGGTCATAATAGACAGACTTGATGGTGCTGGCTGTCTCTGAGGCTACAGCGGCAATGAGGTCATCACGGACATTCTTAGACACATCCCGCATAGGTAGGGACTTCTCTTGGATGACCCGCTGGAGACTACGCACGCCAGAGTCAGACAAGAAGATAATATCCGTGCCTGTGTTCTGCACAGAATCCCTAGCAATACAGCCTACATTGGGGATAAAGTCTGCCAAGGCCAAGGAAGTGACATCTATGGGGTTGCTATAGATAGCAATGTTGTTCCTACCAAAGATGATTAGGAAGCCGTTGTGGGCCGCTAGAGCGATAATCTGGTCATTATTAGGGAACACAGAATTGATCGATAGAGAACCTGAATCACCGCCTTGGAAGTCAGAGCCATCCAAGAGCCTGCTAAAGTACACAGTCTGCCTGTCGCCAACAAGGTCTGCCATCCAGATACGACCATAGGCAGCCAAGGCACAGTTAGGCTTAAAGTCTGCTATAGAGTAGCCTGTTGGCAACGTACCAATGTCTCCTAACTGCTGAAAGCCAAAGGAGCCAGAATGTGAGTGTGGATTAGCAATAGTGGTCACTGTGCTGGTCAAAGAATTACCAACTGTGTAACCTGTGCCCGGAGTAGAGACTGTTACAGTGGCAATGCCGGTACCACTTAAGGTTGCTACAGTCAGTTCAGCACCAGCGCCAGAACCGCCTGCTAAGGTCAATATATCGCCTACATTGTATCCAGAACCAGCAGTAGTCACCGTTACAGTCGCTATTGGACCAGTACCGCCACCACCGCTAATCGTAGCCACAGAAAAGGCAGCACCAGTGCCCGGAGTAGGCAGGTTGTGGTAGACCAGTACAGGGTGTCCTGTCTGTACCATATAGGCATGGGAAACAGCGTCAGCACCGTCACCATAGGGCAGAGCCGCAGCTTGCCAGTTATTTCCTGTTATCGTGTAAGACACATCAGCGGTATTGGCCTGTGTTCTGACAGTCTTGGTGGTCATGGTTGTGGTGCCAGTAAACAGTTTATTGTTACCGGCACTGATGGTCTGGTTACCACCAACGTCAATCATCTCAAATATAAACTCTACAGGGTTAGCAGCACCTAAGTCTGTGTTGACTGCCGAGTTTACAGGAGTCCAGCCACGCCTTGCACCAATACGACCATACCTATCGATAACACAGTTCTGTGCCTTCAGAGCATAGCCTGAAGACAACTGAATACTGCTTTCTTGCGTGTTTAGGCCTAGAAAGCCTGGAGCAGCAATAGTAGCGGTCTGTATTCTTTTCATTAAATTGAACCCCAGATGAGTTCTTCAGGGTAACGGTTAGCCTCAGCAGCTATGTGGTCTGACAGAGACTGGCGATACAACTCATAAGCCTCGGCGCTATTGAGACCGTTGTCCTCACCACGCTCATTCAAGGCCTTGGCGTAGGCTAGGAAGATCACAGGCTCTGATGGAACCTTGATCTGTGTAGCAGAAGCAGTAAACTCTGCCTGTGGCTTGATAACGTTAAAGTAGATGTTATAGGCACCATCAGGGATAGGATATAGGTCTACCTGTGTGTCTCCGTTGGAGTCTACGCCGTTAAAGTTATAACGGTCAGGAGCACCAACTAAGACTGTTCCGCTGTTCAAGAACAGTTCATCCATCTTCCTAGTTGTCTCATAGTTTAAGAACCAGTCAGACTCTGAGTTAATAACATCGATGACCTTAAACCGCTGACCGATACCAGTTAACACATAGTTAAACAAGTTAGCAGAGGTAGTCACCGTCAGTGTCTCAGACAGAGCATTCCAAGTGTAAGAATCCTCAACCTGCCGTTTAGCATCGTTGACGAACCTACCGATAAGTTTAGAATAGGCGTTGTCAGTAACGGCAGTAACCTCTGGCTCACGCAAGCGAACCAAGGTTTCATTGACAAGTTCTAAGTAAGTTTTGTTGGCCATTTAACAGTCCCATTTCTTTAGTGCTAGAGCCTTCCTTGTTGGTCTGCCTTTGGAGTCCTTCATAGGGCCAGGAACACCACTCATACGAGCACAGAAAGACTTCCTACGAGCAGCCTTCTTAGGAGACTTTGCAGCCTCTTTAGAAGACACTGGAGGCTTCAGGTTAGCGCCTTCCTTGTTCTTAAAGTATGCCCTGCCTTTGGCATTTAAGCCACCTTCTGGGTTCTGATATACTTTTTTTACCATTATTTTTTCGCAGTCTTCTTAGCTTGTTTGAACGCCTTAGCTGTAGGAGCACCTTTGGAGCCGACCTTACGCATCTTCTCACCACTGCCTGCAGCTATCCGTTTACGTTTTGCATTGATATTGGCATAGAGTCCGGGCTTCATTTCTTAGCCTTTGTCTTTGCTTTCCGAGCCGTAGACAGAGCAATCGCAATAGCCTGCTTCTGCGGCTTCCCAGACTTCATCTCTTTACGAATGTTCTCAGAGACGGTCTTTTGTGAGTAACCCTTCTTGAGTGGCATTATTTCATCCTCTTTGCTTTTTTCTCTTTTGCTTCCATAGCTTTAGTCTCTTTGCCTTCGTGCATCTTCATGCCCTTGGCAGACTTGTAGCCTTCTTTCTTAGCATAGGACTCGGCGGCTTTTTTACCTTTAGAGGTATATGGGAACTTCTTCTTTCCGACCATTGGCATACTATTCTCCTTAAATGTTAAATTGTACTGCGCTCTTTGGTGTAACCTCTAAAGTAATAATGTAGGTAAAACTAGAACCAGTTTCAGATAGCAATCTAATCTCATCGCCCTCTTCAAGCACAACATTTTCATTTGTGCCGCCACCAAACTGTAATGTCTTTTTAGCATCCACATTAACTGCATCAAAAATAGTTACTTCAGTATTATTGTGTTTGTTATACCACCAAGCACTAATTGATTTATTACTTCCAAGATGATTAGATAAAAACAATAGTTGCCAATAAGCAGAGTTCTTTGTAGGAACTGTGTATACTGTTGTTTTTGTATTTGGTGTTAGAGCACCGCCAGCACTTATTTTTCTGCTCATCTTAACCTACTTTAAGAACTAAACTGAGTAACAGAATTACGATGAAACCAGTAGTCCCAAGCAGGATCTGTTCTAGTCTCTTTAGCCTAGCATTGATGCCTGCATAGCGTTCAGCGCAGACTGCTTCATGGGTGTCAAGTTGTCCTTTAACTTGGTCTATTGGTGACATCACTATCTCCACTTTGGTCCTTCCATCCAGGCTACTAGCGAGTGTCTAGTGCCTTTGGTGACTGGGTTTACCTTATGAACTACGAAGGAAGGAAACACTAAAACAGTTCCTTGTGTTCTTAGGTGCTCTTGTTTGGGGCTACCGAGATGTAACGGCTGCATCTCAAACTCACCGCCTTCATACTCTTCTGGGCTAGACAGTTGGCACACCAGAGATAACTTCCTGTGTACTTGTCTACCATCATCCCAATTTACATCATTGTGCCAATTATAATAACCTTGGTCTTCTGCGTTGTACTCTGTAAACTGAATCTCGTTTAAGTGCCACAACTCAGATCCAAAGGCATTATGATTAGAAACATGAAACAGATTAGTTAGTTCATGGTACAGCCAACCAAGATCTTTATTGTCTCTAGTAATCCACCTAACCTTACTTCTACGGATCTTGGTGTCTACGTTAGAGCCTTGGAAACCAACTATTGCATCCTGCGGTTCTATCTCTTTTGCCTGCTCTACTATAGTGCTACAAAGTTCTTTAGTGTACCTCTGTTGCCACATCTGCCACATTGCATTCAATTAGTTTCCTTTAGGCCAGTCCTGTGAGCCTACCACAGCAATTAAGGCTTCTACGTCTGTGCATGCAGTGATAGCAACTTCAAGCCTGTCGCACTCGGCCACGATATCCGCACGCTTTGTGACCACATCTGCGGGGATAGCGACATTGCGTTCAGCCTTCCTGACCACCATCCAATCAGTCTGGGCAAGCATCTTACCAGCCGTGTCTTTGACCTGTGCGGTCCATTGGCTCTTGAGTCCCTTTGTTACTAGACGCTCTGCTGAGTCAACCATAGCTGGTTTACCATCAACCACGCCTAAGACTTTAACATAGAGAGGGTTACCCTGCTCGTCAGACTCCTCACGGTCATTCAGAAGTTTAGGATTGCCTACGCCCCAATAAAATCTTTGATCGTAGTCAGGTGCGTCTGCTACCTCAGTCACGCCTAACTGCTCACGCAGGGCTGGGTCTCTAAGGTGCGGGTAGCGAATGCCACCGATGACTTGTTCAGAGTCGATTGAGATTACTACGTTATTGAGTAAAAACATTTGTTGCTCCTATCGGGCGAGGGAGTATTTAAACGGCGATTCGGCAAAGGCTGCATAAATTACCGTTCCTGAATTAGATGCTGAACTTGTAGAACGAATTTTAAAACCGTTTGACAAAGCATCGCAAAGGTTTGCATAGTCACCAGTAGTGCCTTCTGCATTTGAATAGTTTGGAAACAAAACATTTCCCATTACATTATAAGTAGACCTTGCGGTATCCACTATTTCCCACGCTGATACACCATCAGACCTCTTAAACATAATCCACCTTGGCCTAAACCCTGTGTACACAAAAGGCCCGTCCGTAGAACCATTGCCCGTGTAACTACCAAAGGCAGAATAGCCAGCCACGGCATCAAAACAATATGCTACATAGGTAACACCACTTGCATTTGCTCTATCAGATGATCCAAGCGTAATTAGTGTGCTAGACGGAGCAGTACCGTTCCATGTTGTAAAGTTGGTTGAATCTTGTCCCGCAGTTGAGTTTAGTGACAATGTGTATGAGGCGCTTGGAAGATTTCTGTTGTAAATAATCCAATCTTCGCCGCTTGATGACCTTTGCTTTGCAATCACCATATCAGGTGCTACACCAAGACCATGTCCAACTGTTGCGCCAGCAGAACCGTTGCCCGTATAAGTAACAATCGAGAACCCGCTAGTAGTGCTTGCGCTGACTGTGCTGGTAATAGAGCCATCCGTGTTAGAGGAACCTGTGCCATTAGCTCTCCATAGCCAAGCAACGTGGGTTGCTCCTGTATTTCCATTCCAGACACCAGAGCCAGATCCACTACCAACTAACGTAAAACCATCTGAATCAAAACTTTCTACACCGTTGACATTGGTTGCTTCTGCTCCAGTGGTGTCAGAATAAAGTTCTTTTGTAACACCACGCACTGCATCAACTAATACGTTACTATCCGCAGCAGAACGCTTTTTGCCCCAAATCAAACTTGGTTGAAAACCTACTCCAGTAAGAACATTTCTTGCTCCAGTAGCAGTCCAAGTTTTTACATTAAAATAATCATTCGCCTGTGTCGTGCTAGTAGCACCGATAGTCGGCGTAGGCAGATTCTGTGTGCAGAGTGCTTTGAAGCCAGAGGGGGCGGTGTAGGCAAAGGCTCTTTGACCGAAGTTCCAAGCAGTTACAGCACCGTTCTGTGTAGCCTCTGGCATCCATGAACCAGTCAAACCAGTATAGGCAGCATTAGTGCCAGCAACTGGGTCACCAGACGCTTGGAAGGTTCCATTCTTAGACCAGTACACTTTACCGTTATCAAGGTCTAAAGCACACCCAATTACATCGCCGTTGGTGTAGGTATTGCCGTAACTTGCGTTTGTGTTTTCGTTGTATTTAAGTCCAGTAGTGGCGTAACTTCTCGAACCAGACCCAGCCTGCCAAGCAAGTTTATTAGAAGAACTTGGTGTGATTGACGTAATTGCAGTCCAAACTGTATTTGACCCAGAAGAGTGTCCCGAAACAACAGTCATCTCCCAGTACCATTTACCGCTTGATACAGAGATTGTGCTTCCCATTGCGGCATCGTTACTAACAGAAAAGTCTAGGTTCCCATTAGCAGAAGAGCCAGCCGCCGCATAAGTAGCCGGTTCGTCAAGCGGATTCAGCGTAGCATAGTTGCCTCTGACGGTACCACCAACACCAGTATCGGTTCCGTAGGATGTGGGCGAATCTACTAAGGAGTCATTGCCAGCACCAGCGGTTACAGAGAAGTTATTAGGTGTCCAGTTGTTACCGTTGCCTGAACTGTCCTTGCCTAGTGTTGCAGCAGTGGTGTTGCTGTTGTCAGCAAACTTGAGGTAAAAGCCGTTAGTGCCGTATGTGCCTGTGTAGGCTTTAGGCTTCCATACACCTGTGTTGGTATCTGTTTCACCAAAGTCTGATGGGGTTAGGGCTTGACCGTCTATGTTGTAAAACTCGGTCAGATACATTCCCGCATAAGAATCAGGGGTTGTACTTGAACCAATCCTATGAACGTTAGCGCCATTCCAATCTGTATTTAAGTTTTGAGTTGGATAAGTAGCCGTGCCAAACGCAGTAATTTGAGAGCCGTTTACATATACTTTTACACGATTAGTGCTTGTTGCTTGGGTTGTATCAATGGCAATGACAAAGTGATACCAAGCAGAAGGGTCACGAAATAACTGTGTCGTTTCTATTGTGAACTGGGTAGCACTTCCATCAATATGCCTGATATTTAATTTTCCACCATTAAAAGAAATAGGTGTTCTATCAGTTGATGAGTTTGTGCTTGCCTCTGCAATATAATGGTCAAAGTTACCTGTTGACGTTTTGAACCAAAAAGATAAAGTCCAAGTTTGCTTATTACCAGCAGATGCTGGAGTTCTACTTAGAGAGGCCGAGTCTGCGCTATTGAACCTGAGACTGCGTTCAATCTGATAGCCGCCATTGGTGGCAGAGCCAAAGCCAGTAGGTAGAACAGCCATTAAGCTAGTGCTCCAGAGTTAACCACAAATACGTTAGTACCATCAGAGAAGTAACTAAGTAGGTATGTGCCGGTGGCTGATAAGGTAGTCAAAGCACCAGTGGCTACCTTGGTATTAGCATGAGCAGATACTGTATAGTTAGATCCGTTGACTAACAGGATAAACCCAGACTGACCAGCAGTGATGTTAGTAAAGGTCAGGGTTATAGAGCCTGTGGGAGTACACTTGAAGTTGTTAGTGACGTTCATGTCAAACGAACCATCGTTGTCAGTAGTGACAGTACCACGCTGTGAGGCTGAGAAGGTCTGTGCAGAGGCAGTCTCAGCAAAACCAGTTAAACCAGTTAGCGTGTCTGCTGATTGAAGTTCCTGAACAGTAGTGCCATTTAGAACTAAAGGATACCTAGTTGCCATGTTTTATCCTATACAATAGATACTTGAATTGTTGATCCTGCTCGATTAGTAACAGGAAGATAGCCGTTTGCTAGTGATACATCAGTGGTTGTACCAGCACGAACTAGGATCTGTAACTTCGTTGGTATCGCAGCCCAGTAAGTGTCATAATCTGTAGAACTGTTTTTCCTTAATACCTGCCCAGTAGTGCCTCCAATTACTACTCCTGCGCCAGTAGCCCCAGTCGGTCCAGTTGGGCCTGTTGGACCTGTAGCGCCTGTCGGACCAGTCGGCCCTGGTGGGCCATTGGCTCCGGTTGGGCCTGTTGGACCTGTAGGAATAGTAAAGTCAAAGATTGCCGCAGAGGATGAACCACTATTCGTTACAGAAGCTGAACCGCCAGCAGGACTGGTAGTCGTAGTTCCTACAGCAATAGTAGCCGCAGTGCCTGTCGGTCCAGTTGGACCCGCTGGTCCTGTTGTACCTGTCGGTCCAGTTGGCCCTGTAGGTCCTGTTGGGCCGGTAGGGCCAGTTGGAATGGTAAAGTCAAAGACCGCCGCAGAAGATGAACCACTGTTGGTTACAGATGCGCTGCCACCAGCAGGGCCAGTGGTTGTGGTGCCTACAGCAATCGTAGCTGCTGATCCAGACGGACCTGTAGGTCCAGTTGGGCCGGTAGGTCCTGTCGGGCCTGTTGGACCAGTGCCACCAGGAGCACCAGTTGGGCCTGAAGGGCCTGTAGCGCCAGTAGTGCCGTCAGGAATACCAAACGCTATCGATACAGATGTAGAGTTATAAGTTACAGTTGGTGTAGAGCCAGAAGGCAACGAAGACGCTGTTACATCTAAGTCAGTAGTAAAGTCAATTGTGCTTTGAGCAGATGTAGCAGCAGCAGAAGCACTAGCAGCAGCTTGGTTAGCATAAGTAAGTGCTAACTGTGCTGTGTTTGCTTGATCGGCTGTTGCATCGCCGGGACCACCGGGACCACGATATATCGCCATGTTAGTACCAGATTGGAATGTAACCGCTTGCGTCTGTTGACCAAGCCTTGGTTAATGTAGCGTCTTCGTAGATATTGATATAGTCCCTGCCTGCGACTTTACCTGTGAGGCTAGCAAGAACATCTACGAACATAGCACCACTGTTATCATAAGTGTTGTACTGTGCTGGGGCAGAACCTAATTTCTTTGTGGGAATGTAGTCAACCCACGCAGTTAAGCCAGTAGTGCTTGCAAGCGAGTTTACGACTAATTTAGTTGTACCATTTGCGGTTGCATAGGTAGTAGGGTAGCAGCGAGGTATCATATTATTCCTCTATTTTATTTTCTATAGCAACCTCAGCGAAGATGCTATAGAAAAGCCTCCTAAGAGGCAAAACCGTAAGGTTTAGAACGCTGGACGAACTACAATAAAATCTACAATAGCGGCAGCATGGTTTACAGCGCCAGCAGTGTTATTTAGAAGCGTCAGAGTAACCGTATTAGCAGCAGTTACTGCACCAGCGATAACGGTGTCTATCGTGTCTAAAGCAATAGAGACACCCATAACGATATCACCAAGAGCAACACCAGGAACTGTTACATCAACAGATGCAAACGTACCTGAGCCGGTAGCAGCATTGCCAAAGTCAACAGACTCAGAAACTGCCCACATCTCAGAGAACAAGCCCTGAAACTGGGAACGACCTTGAGAAACAGCCATAATAATCTCCTTAAGTGGTTAGAAGGGGACCAGCCTTGTGAGCCAGTCCCCGATTGTTATTCCTGATTAGGCAGGAACAGCAAGAGCCACAGCAGAGGTATCACGCAACTCGCCAACACCGTAGAGCGTGTCAGCAGTCAACAGGGTACCGAGGTACTCTTGTTTGTACTGGGTCTGAACACGAACACCAAGCTGGTCAACCAGAACAAATGCCTCTGGGTGTGCCAACAGAGCGATACGGGTGGTCGTTGTCGTTGCTGTATCAGCGTTGGTCGTTACAAAGACCTTAACGCCGTATACGTCACCAATCTGACCGTTACGGATGGTAGCGCCATCACCCACGAAAGCCTGCTCAGTAAAGCGAGCAAGACCCATCATGGTGTTGCGGGTCGAAGGAGGAACGATCAAGAAACGTCCATCCATCGGAACATCGCTGTCATCCAAACGCTGGATTGCACGGCGAAGGCCAGCATCCGTCAGAGCCGTACCTACGTTGGTGCCGTCAACATACAGCGTTGAACCATCACCAGCAAGATATGCTTTGGTGTAAGCTGCTGTGCCAGAACCGGCTTGAGCACCACGACCAAGTTCGATCAACGAAGTGTCGATACGGGTAGCAAGAGCGTAACCAGCGTCATCCGTGTAGAAACGACGCAGTGAGGACAGAGCCTGAACTTCAGCAAAGTCTTCGATCAAACGGCTGTACTCATAGTGCTGGTTAATCGTGACAGTCTTCTCAGTGCCACTCTCAGCAATCAGAGTAACCTGCGAAGAAGCAGTCTTAACAGCAGCAGAGCCACGAGCAGGTGACGGGAAGTGCATAACATCGCCCTTCTTACCCTTCATGGACATCTTCTTGAACAGATTAGCTGCTACTAGGTTCTTCTTGTAAGCAGCGATGATTTCATCAGACCATACCTCAGGAATAAAACCTGCGGTGTTGACTGTCGATTGTACTACGTTATTGGTACCTAAAGGCATGATAAATTTCCTTTGTTAAAGTTGTTAAGTTATCGGACTCTGCCCTCTCGGTAAGCAGCCATGATTTCGTTTTGCATCATGTCATACTTGTCAGGGTCCGTTTGCATGAGTTTAATAATGTCTGCACGACGGTAAATCTTCTTAGAAGGTGCTTCATCACTGCCCGAAGACACTGTGGTAGTGGCTGCTTTTACGGCTTGGCTACGGACCTCTTTCTCTGCTGACACTGTCTGCTGTGCTGCCTGTCTACGCTCTTTCCAGATAGACAACAACTCATCACCAGCATCAAAGTCAAAAGAACGGTCTGCACGAACAAACAACTCTGCCCTCACTTTGGAGGCTGCAACCCAATTCTGGAATGCAGGATCGGCAACAACTTCTTGAAAGTCAGGATGCCGTGCTTTTAGTTCGTTAAACGCCTTTGCCGCTGCCATCTCAGAGGAGAGTTTTTCAGCCTCTCTAATCTTTGGATGGTTTTCAATCGCCTTCTCTACCGCACGTTTAGGATCAGCGAAGAAATCAACTTCTTCGTCAGGTTCCGCTTGCAGTTGCTGTTTTGTTGTAGTTTGGGTCTTGATGAAGTCATCCACAACACGCCGTAACTCACCAACTTCACTGCCTTGTCTACCGATTAACTTCTCGGCTTCCATGTGCATCTGAGCAATCTCTTTGGCGCTTTTACCCCGATACTTCTCAGGAACGTCCTCTTCAACTTGCTCTTGAACAACCGGCTCTTCTGCTTTCGCTTCTGGTTCGGATGTGCTAATGTCAGTCAATACTTCGTTAGGATCTACTTCTTCAACGCCTTCTTCAATAAAACTAGCCATCTATTGTCTCCCGTGCCTCAACAGCATTAAGAAAGAACACTTATTACGTTTGAGGGGGTTCTCTTATCCCTCGGAAATACCAACTTTACGTTCATATTTCATGTGCGACTCTCGCCGCTTCTCCCAGGCTCTGCTTGCAGAAGGAAAATCTCCTGTGATGCCTTCTAAAGAGATTCTAGGAGCAGAGATCAGCCTTGTAGCGTCATTTGTACAGTGTGGGCACTGTATGACTGTTACTGACTCATCTACATACTTTTCGCTTATGTGCGCTTTGGCACAGCGGAATTCAAATATTCTTTTCGCCATTTTGCAGTTCCTCGTAAGTTTGCTGTGACAAGTCTTTTAGACCAATGATGTAGTCTAAAATGTCTACCTGTCCTTTTCTAAACTCTAGG